AACAAGAAAGCTATCAAGGGTTCACACTCTGGCCGAGGTAAGGCTATTACGATGAACGCACCGGTAGTAATGAAGCATGTTGGAGTACAGTGGAGAAAGCACCAACGCACTATGAAGAAGAAAGGAGGGAAGCGATAATGGTTACTAGAGTGACGAAGCAAACTTTTGGAGCTGTTACCTTTGATACTGGTACGATTCCCGCTGGGTTACCTGCTGCTCTTGCGCCTTGGCCAATTTTACTTCACAGTGATAGCCTTAATGCGTGGATGGGTTCGAAGTCTCATAATGATGAGTTTGCGATTAACGCTGCCGGTCTACCAGCACTTGTTGATGGAAAGCACTTTGCTACTTCAGACTATATTGATATGCGTGACTTGATTGAGAATCAAGAGTGTTTGGATGATATTGTCATTAATGTACAACGCCAGCAAGAGTTGCCTTACGCATCATTGTGTTGGAACTTACCCCCTGTTAATGCAATGTACGAGACTTTAATCATCAGTCAAGAACCAATCATACTAGATCCAATACCTGGGTCGACTGAAATCGTGAGTTTAGAGGACCTTCATAGTATCGGATTTAATCCAATTGGAACTTATGATACTGGTCCGGGTTCTTATGTGTATCAAGAAGTCCGTTCAGACGCTATTGTATATGTGGAAACTCGCAAATATGCATTGGATGCTAGTCAACAATGGTCTTCTCCTCAGCAAATGGGACAGATGAATGGACCACCGCCTGGTGATACCAATGAGTCCGAAACCCGTTGGACTAGTGACTTCGCTATGGTACAACGCACCGTTCGTGGCAATCCAGACCTCATTGTAGGCCCTGGACTACATGTTATTCGTGTGTGGAGTATGTGGAATGCTGACCGAGCGTCGCAAACTGCTGTCGGTGACCCTGCCACAGACCAAGTTGCAAAGGAATATGCATTCAATTCAATGAGATTAGGCATAACTATCCCAGCTTTACAGGTAAATATCATTGGAAATCAACGCAAAATGTCTGCAACTGAGCAGGCAGTTTGGTATTCCAACATCCTTCTTGGGTGATTTAGTGGTTCGTGAGATGCACCTTCCGGGGCATAACTACACTGGTCCGTTTACAAACTACAAGCAAAGACAGAAGCGTGGTGACAAACCCGTTAATCGTGTTGATGCTTTGAGTGAAAGGCATGACGGAGCGTACGAGGAGTACCGAAGAGACCAATCAAAGATTAATCATGCAGATTTTATGTATGTTTCTGGCGCAGCAAATATTGTTCTTGACAGCAATGCTAGTCGTCGAGAGCGTTCTGAAGCAGCATTTGTTGGTACTGTTATTGGAATCAAGGGTATTGTTGGTCTCGCTTTGCTTCCTCAGTTAGATTTGTACAGGAAGTTGAGATACTGATGACTCTTGAAGACAGAGTTGGCGCTCTTGAAGATCAAATGCTACAGATACAGATGCTGATTAAGATTCTTAAGCCGGTTGCAATCATGCTTGGCATGAGTGTTGGCCTAGATTTGTCAGCTTTCTTGTAGTTCCGTAAAGGGTAGTACGCTGCGAGGCAATAAAACCGTGACATTGCATGTCTTGGAAACTACTTTCGTTTAACCATGGCTAAAAGGAATCAAACTTCTTCATCAAACTTGTGGAAACAAACATCGCCAGCCTCGTCATCTGGGTCTTCTGTGTAACCCATAGCATCTTTCGCGCGCTTTACCTTGCCATTTGACACTCCAAGTTCCTTTGCAATTGCATAAGTTGACTTTCCACCGAAGTGTAAGTCAGTAATCTTCATGTCAAGGTCGGTATTTCGGGCTCTGCCGAAGACTCTTCCCTGCTTGCTGAGGATATTCATGCGTTCTTTGGTGCGGCGGGCAATTCTTTTGCGCTCTAACTCTGCCATCATGGCTAACATGGTGTACATCATCTGCTGTTCTTCGCTGATAATGTTGGTAATTAGCATTCTTTGCTGAGTAATGTAGAGGTGAGTGTTACTGTTTAGGCAATAATTCTCTACGAAGTTAAGGAATCCAGCACAATCACGGAACAATCGATCGAGTTCATGGATGATAACTAGCTTTGGCTTGCGTGATGGGACATTTAGATGTGCCTTCATCATCATTAGACCAGGTCGTGCACGGTCTCCGCCACTAAAACCTAAGTCTTCGTGGTAAACTAACTCATCATATGCTAGAACTTCTGCATGCATTCCGTACATTTGTCTCTCTACTGACTGAGTTGGTGTCGAAACTCGGCAATAAAGCTGTACACTCGCGTACTCTCCTTGTGCAAAGGGTGTTCGCATATTATGCACCTACCTTTTGAGTGACTTCTAGACCAAGTACTGCGAAGCAATTGCGACAAACTGGCATTTTCTTCCAAGTGAACATACCAATCACAGTTTTTCTCTTATTTCTATTCGTATACTTCTTGCAACAAGCACACTTGAAAGTATGCTTCATCACTAAAAGTGCGTCTATTTCGTATTCCTCGGGCGTTTGTTGTGTATGGCGGGCCATGGCTGAGGCTATAGGTTCCTTGTAATAAGCATACCCCCACTACTATTCTCTACACGCGCGGTAGATACGGAAGGTTAAGCGTGCATAGGGTTAATATACTATACAAGTGGTGTATGGGCTAGGTGAACAACCATGGCCAGTAAACAAACAAGAAGCTTCGAAGTATTCGAAACAATAATCGCAACCGCACTTGGCTCTGTCAAGACTATCGACTTAAACACTTTCGTACAGGTAGCTGATATGGAAGCCTTTGGAATTCAAGCAATTGAAGTAGGTATTGATGGTATCGATACTACTCCGACAACCGCTGAATATCTTTGTCAAGTATCATTGGATGAACTTTCAGCAGGTTTCCAGACCCATGCAGAGTTCGGTTCACTATTCCTAGACTACACAGATGTACCAAAGGGCTTCACTCAATCTAACCTTTCATTAGGCGATGTAAAAGAGATTCGCTATGTACCTGGTGGTCGATTGAATATCAGAGCAGATAGAATGGGTGGTTCTACTGATGTTGATTTATATGTCCGCATTACTGGTGTCATTAGCAAACTCTCTGCTGCTGACTATGTTTCATTAGCCTTGACTGCATCAATGAATGCATGAGGTGATACTCTTGGCAGTATCACCACCTAAGCGCAACGAAACCTATCATGCCTATGTTAGCCGGTCCTTTAAGGCCGCTAAGCGTAACAAGAAAGCTATCAAGGGTTCACACTCTGGCCGAGGTAAGGCTATTACGATGAACGCACCGGTAGTAATGAAGCATGTTGGAGTACAGTGGAGAAAGCACCAACGCACTATGAAGAAGAAA